AAACCGGAACATACCCGTATTTGGTTCGTTGAAAAACGAATACACCGGCGCGGAGACCGTGCCGTCATTGTCGGGACGTAGCGGCGGCGTGAACCTTATCCGCGAGGCTTCTATTGTGAACCGGGTCGAGCCGGTAACGGAAAACGCAAGTATCCCCGCACCGCTGCGAAACATTCCGGTATTGATTTCGTTGGTAAATGACCATGTTGGCCCGGATGCACTACCGTCATTCCCTCGGGCGAGGGTATGCGTGGTTAAAGCAGCGAAAGAGTTTTGTTGTGTGAAAGCATTTACTTCGTTTTTGATCGCCATCTGCGCCATTTGGACGCCAGTTTGCGGTACTGCGCTTGCGACGTTTGGGAAACTGTTTTGAGTAGCGAATTTAATTGTTCGTAAATGGTCGTCACCTTGGTTAATAGGGTCTGTACCTGCCGGAGAACTTGGGTCGAGCTCCGCAATAAATTCTGCGTTGTCGAGAGCCACGAGCCGTCACCCGACTCCGATGACGGGAGCCTCACCGAATCTTTGTTCTGATTCTCGTTGGTTGACACGTTGAACCTCCGTTAAATATGTTTCGACGGCAAGCTGTCTCATCGTGTCGTCTTGCACGTAGATCGCACCCTCTACCATCATTGCGTAAAGCCATATATACGGGTACGCCGTCAGCAATACGTTTGTATCGGTCGGGTTTATCATCGGCGGGAACTTGCGCCAATACCAGAGCGTGAAACTCTCCGGCAAGGTGATCGGCCCGACCTCGATTTGTGTACCTATGATCGAGTAGACAACCGGGAAGCCGGTTTGCGAGGTGGCGAGCGAAAGGCGGTGGCGACCGACGCTCGAAAGCACGACAACCCGGTTGCCTTTTTTCGCGGAGAGCTCCCGCAAATCAATAAAGTCTGCCGGCAAATCGAAAAGGTTGGTTGTCGGCGTGAGCGTTACTTGTACGACATTTTCCCGAGGTCGCAAATCACGATAGATGCGGGCCTCGGATAGCTGGATAAAAGTATCTTGCCGGTTGATAACAAACGCCCGCTTTGCATAAGCCTCGAACTCGGCGAGCAGAGTTGACCGGTCGAGTATCTGGCTCATGCGTCAACCTTTTTAACAAAGCGATTCGGGATAATCACTTTCTTGTTTGCGTTGTGCGGCTTAACCCGGGCGATCGGCTGGATAGCTTGCCCGTCCGTGACGATCCCTTTTTTTACTTTGCCCGTGCGTATGAGTGTACCCATATCAATAATTCCGGTAAGCCTCAGACTCGGGCGAACGTAGAAAACGCTTCCAAGCCTTTGTTTGCTCTACGGTATCGTGAGAGTTGAGCGCCGGATAATGGCGAATAAGCCGCTGGTAATCGAGCTGCGGAATCGTGAGCATATTGCGGCCGAACGGAGCATCTACGTTTATGCCCTCGATCCGCCGCCGCTTCACGTTCTCGAGCACAGCCTCTCGGCTCGGTTGATAGAACTCCCGAACTAAGTGACCGTGCTCGAACCAAACCCGCTGCTTTATATCGTCAGGCGGGCACCGCGAGGACGGGCGTAGCTGCGTCAATGTCTGCGACAACTCCGAAAGCCTCCCAATTCAACACCTTTAACGACCAGTCGGCGCTTACCTGCCGGTTGTCTGCCGTGCCGTCCCTTGCGAGAGGCGCGACGTTCCAGCCGGTAAGAAATGATTGCAGCGCCATCGACGGAGTAATTATGTACAAGTTATCGTTGTCCGTGAAAGCTACTTGCTGCAACCGATTTGGTATCATTTTTACGGTGACGCCGAAATCAGTGATCATGATATTCACAGACATTTGCGCCTGCGCCGCACCGTCCTCGCCCTTGTCTCTTGTCAAGGTTGCGATTTGGGCACTCGATGTAAACATGAACGTCGATAAATTTCTGATTACGATTGGGCGACCCATTAGTACGGTCGGATCCCCGCCCAATTCCCAAACACTTTGCAGCACGTTCTGAATATCCGAAAGCGCAAGCGCTACGGTTGTGCCTGCAGTTGGAATTGCAACGAGCCCATCGGTCGAAGTGTCTAACCAACCGCCGTCGGCACCAAGCGCACCACGTACAGCGGAACCGGTTGCGTCGCCGAATATGTCGGTGCCCACAATCCAAGCGCCAAGGCCGGCACTCTTACCGGGAACTAACGCGCCGTCGTCAGCGACGCTCGCTTGCACCGATAACATAATCGCTTCTGTATCGCGCCGCGCTTCCGAACTCCGTTGCATAACTTGGTAGGCTAAGGAATTTTGAAAACCGATCGTTGACGAATCTTGGGCACGAGTTGAAACGCGAAGGGTTTTCGCTGAGATTTGCGAATGGTTTGCAACTCGAATACCGGTGCTCGATTCGTCTGCTCCGGCCGCGTCTCCATCGACCAAAGCGTTCGTTAGATCCGGCGCGGCGAGCCGGTCCATTGTCCACTCGTTGTATTCGTTATCGTGCGAACCGCTGCCGATCATGTCGGTAAACGGCAAAGGGATATTTGAAATATCGAAGATTTTTTGTAGAACGTCCTCGTTAATAAGGCCGCCCAATTCTACGGCCGCCAAATCTGCGCCGTCTAAATTCGTGCTAGACATTATTTCTGTGCTCCAACTATCAAGTCGGCAATTTGCGAAACCTGCTCGGCTTGTTTGTTGCCGGGTTTCGTTTTACCGGTTGTTTCCGTGACTCGTTTTGCTGGCGCGGGTGAGGCGGTCGGTCTGCGGCCGGCGGGAACTTCAGGCTTCAGGCTATCAGCGGCAAGCGCTTTAACCCGTGCCTCTCGTTCCGCGTTGTCGATCACGTACTTTGCGAGCCGGTGGTCTATTATCGAGTCTACCTCGATAGTCTTGAAACCATACGGCGCCAAATGCGTGACCAACAGCTCCCGCGTTGCGTTCCACTTGGCCGGGTCTTTTAGGTCTGGCCGTATGGTGTGTAACTGCGTTCGCTCCCGGTCGATAGCTTCACGATGCTCGGCTTGTACCTCGGCCACCATTTCAGGGGTGAGCAACTCCGCCGGTATCTTGGCGAGAGTTTTCTCGAGGGTCTGCTTTTGCAGCATGACGCTATTCTCAAACGTCACCTTTTCCTCGGCCAGCTCGTGTTGAGCCGCCTTTAAGCCTCGCAGTTCTTTACCGGCGCCTTTAAACTCCTCAAGCGTCAACGGTTCCCCGTCGTCGATCGGGATTTTCAAGCCTTTAAAGAACTTGTCGGGCTTTATGCCTAGCTTCTCAGCTATGGCGGTTGGAGTCAGCTCGTCAGCTCCCGCTTTAGAACTCTCCGGCGGTGCCAATGCGGAAGGCACTTCCGTTGTTGGAGCAGCCTCCCGGCTACTTGGTGGATCGGGCTCCGGGCTCCCGCCCGGCGGTGCCGTCAATAGATCGGTTATCTGTTCGACGGCTTCGCCTACATTGGGCGTATCGTCAGGCATTGTCAATCTCTCCCGAGTTGGTCAGGGCCCGCATAACGCCGCGGAGGTCGTCAATCATCGCAACCTTTAAGCGTATTTCGATCAGTTGCTCGTCGGTCTCCGCGTCGCAGAAATCTTTAAAGTAGCTCGCTTTAAGAGTCTCCCACAGCCGCGCCGTTTCCAGCACTTCCAGCGCTTCCTTTAGCTGCTTCCTCTGTTGCTTGTTGAACGGCGTCGGCGATGATTTTTGCATCTTCTATCTCGCTGTCGAGGATCGCTTTAAAGTATTCGAGCTGGATTTTCATTTGCCCGAGCTCGTGGTCGCGCTGACTGTTGGCGTCTGCAGCCGTGGCCTCGGCCGTGAACGCTTCGAGCTGTGCCGCCTGCTCTGCTTGCTTGGCCTCGCTCTGTTGCTTGGCTGCTTGCTGGCTCTTTTGGCTCTCCGGGTCGATCCAATATGCGTCGGCGTCGTCGAGGTCTACCGCGAGACTCCAATCGAGCATTGCCCGGTGGATCCCGTTCATATCGACCATTATCCCGGCGCCGCCTTGCTGAAAGATCCCGAGCTGTTGCTGTATCGTATTCTGCAACGAGGTTGCCTTGCGGTTGCGTTCCGCCGGCGACAGCCCGACCTTTACGTTCACGCGGTTACGTTGCGGCCACTGGCTCGGGCTTTGTTGCTGCCACTCGCCCGAGCGGTTGACCATAAACGGCTCGAGACCTGAGCCTCTCAACGTCGCGTGTAGCAGTAGGAATATCGACCGCATAAGCGTTTCGGCCAGCGTGCGAGCCACCATTGCCGCCATCATTTCACCCGGAGACATTTGCCGATCGGCACTCGCGGCCGATACGTTGGCCTTGGCGAGCTGATCCTGCGGTTGCTGGAAGCTGAGAGCAGCGCCGGCGCGTTGATCGCGTACCTGATCCATATATTGCAGCAAGGCTTGGCTGCTCTGCCCGGTGTCATTGGTCGGAAACGGCATTAAATCGTCACCCGGAGGCCCATCGTTGCGAATCACCGCATTGGAGCGCCCGGCCAACATATCGTCGATATTGACCGTATTCTCGTTTACAGCCGTTCGAGCAGTATTATTTGTTGTTAAATTGTCGAGGTACTGCTGCAGCACCCGGCTCTTTATGTCGGTGATTTGCTGCAATTTGTCGTATACAGACAACCCCGAATAGCGGTGCGGCACGAGCCAAGCCGTACCGGTAGCGTAGGGGATCCGTGGGGCCGGTTGTTTGTTGAGCAGCGCCTCGTTTGACCAATCGAACTGCATCAACTCCGAGCGACCGTCGCCGGTCATATCTATGCGCTGATAGCACTCGTACCACTCGATAACGTCGGAGTCGAAGGTCGGGCGCTCGAGGTTCTGACTGATACCCTCGATATTCGAGGCGGTCGAGTCTATATCGGTGTCTTGCGTGAACGCGGGGAGCTTATCGACCTTGGCTTTCGGGAACCCCATTGCGAGCAGCTCCGAGCGACTCGAGAATTTGCGCTCCGCGATAAAGTGGCTGTCTTGGATAAATATATTATTGTGGTTCGGATCGACGAGGAAATGGCTTTGCTGCACTGCCGCAACTTTGGGCTTTTTGACCGTTTTCGACAGCATAACGCCGGCTTTCGACCCGTTTCTCGAGGTTATCGTCGCTTTTATGTCCGGCGGTACGGCCGCCATAAACTCGCCGAGGTCTGCGTCGCTTATGTCGTCGAAATGGCGGCGCTCGGTTGTGATCTCGTCCTCGATCCAGACCTTTACCGTGGCGTTTCGCAGGAGCAGCGCGTCCTTTATGGCCTCGGCTAGAATTATCCAACCGTTATTCTGATCCATTAAAACATTCGATACCGCGAGCGTTTCAGCAAGCGCTTGCTCGGAATCATCCGGGCCCGCCGGCCCAAAGAATACCGGCACCGAGGCTCCGAAAATTGGCATTATGGTTGCCATTAAAGCCTCGACCATATCGGATACGTCCTCCGACACCGCCTCGGATCCACCGGAACGGGTATAGCCGGCGCGGTCGGTCGTCGGAGTGAGATCGGGCTCGCGCCCACGTCTGCCGAGGTAGTATTTCCAAGCCTGCCGGCGATTCTCCTCGAGGAAGTCTTGCGCGAAATCCTTAGCACCCGAAATCTGATTACCGAGCATCGACGCGAGCTCGGCGTCTTTAAACGGTGGCTTTAAGCCTTTGTCCTGAGCCATCACACAACCCCTTTGTCGATACGTGAGTAATTCAACCGGCCGCCGGGCTTGCGCCCGAGCGTCTCGCGGACCTCGCCAGCACCGCAAAGAGCATATTGCAGGGCCTCGCAGACGTGACTGTAAATGTTTTTTTCAGGAGCCTCCGAATAGCGCTCCTCGCCAACAATCTGCATACGTCGGAACTTATAACCGCCCGCCATACCTCGTCGCAAGTACCGGCAGCGGGGGTCAACGACCAAACCGGGATCACCCGCCATTGTAAGCCGGGTAAGGTTACGGACAACGGCCTCGACCCGCAGGCGAGGGTCGTTCGTCGGGGCTGGCCGAGCGTGGATACCCGCCGCTTTGAGTATTGAAAACGGGGTGCGTTTATCAACTTGGGAGCGCTGCTCGCCGGCGGGATCACCATATATCTCGATCTCGTGGCCGTGCCACTTGCTGCGGAGTATACGCCCGAGCTCTGCGGCGAACTCAACGGCCGAGAAATCCGTGGTTACGAGCTCGGCAACGGCGCGATACTGGCCGGAGGCGGACCGTTGGATAAAGGCGGCGGCCGGAGTAAGACCGAAATCAATTCCAATAATGAGCGGGTCGGTCGGCGAGGGCTCCGCGGTCTGAGCGTGTACGAGCTCCTGCCACTGCGGGTAAACGGGGCGACCCTCGACAATAAAGCCGTACTCGCCGTCGATATAAACCTTTTTCCAAGCTGCATCTTTTCCCTCGGCTATTCGCTGGTAGTAATCAGGCACCAAATTCTCGACGTTCTCAGCGTCGGGAGCTCTCCCGCTTGGCTGTACATACTGCGTCCAGCCGGGCGGTCGCTTGATCTCGAACGTCTCATAATACTGACTCATATCGTCGGGCGAGTTGGTATCCATAAGTATGCCAAACCAAGTCGGGCCACCGTCTCGTTGTGGCGGATAACGACCAACTCGAGTGGTGAGCATTTCGACGATGGGCCACTCAATTTCCCGGCACTCGTTGACCCACGCCCAAGAGAGCTCGAGCGATAATAATTTTGCAATATCTCCGGGTCGATCGAGGGCCTGAAATAAAACCTCGTGCTCGAATCCGTCATGCTTGCACCTCCACGTAAAATCAGAATACCGGAACTCACCGTAAGGCCGCAGCCAATCGAGCCAAGTGTTTAAAGTAGTTTGGCGGAGCTGCGGGAAGGTATTTCTGATAACAGCCGAGCGCGTATTAGTGCCGGCAGACATCATCAACTCAAAACAAGCAATCGTCGCACCCACAGATTTTCCCGACCCAACCGGGCCCCGGAGAGCCTTCACAAACGAGGTTTTATCATCCTGAAAGGCTTGAATCGTCTTGCTCGGGCGGTAAACGATCTCCCGTCTGGAACCTTCGGATTGGGCGGATTTCATGCGTGCCTAAGAG